GCTAAATTTCCTTACCAGCTAAAAAAGCAAGTAGATGAAGAAATTTGTGGAGAAAAAATTTCATCTTACCAGACTTGGGATCCTGAAAGAAAGATTCGCAAATTTCAAGCAGAGGATTTTAACGTTATACAAATTTATGAATTTGTAAAAAATAATAATTTTGAAATAGACGAAAGTTTCTTAGATTTAGTGGCGCAAGTTGAAGAAATTTGGGCTGATCAAGAAAAGATTTCCCCTTACTCTACGATACAAGACGGTCAGGTTGTTCTTCATAACACAACAGCTGATGCCGCCGACTTCTGGAATACAAATAAAAATAATAATTTAATTAATGACCTTTTACTAGCAAAGGATATGGGATTTTTGTTGGCAAAAAATCCTGAAAATCCCATAGAAAAAATCGCTAGTTCGGACACAAACTCGTTCTGGTTAAATTCTAATCGAGAATTTTTAGAAATTTGCAAACAGGTCGATGGCAAGATATGTATAGTGTTAGATCGTGTTGGCAGAACATTAGAGTGGCTAGACGCTTTTACTAAAGAATTAGACTTAGTCGGTATACCTAGACGTGAAATCAAGGTCTGTTTTAGAGCAGATAAAACAGAAAATCCAGAATTGAATGAGTGGATACGATCTAACGGCTTTGGTGGCAAAGTCAATGAAGGAAAGATTTTAATCTTTAACCATAAGCCAGCAAAGTGGTTGTTTAAAGAATCAACATCTGTTAAAATATTAGCAAGTAATAATTTATATCCGTCTACTAACCAGATTTCTAGAGACTGGTTTAGTAGCCATCCTTGCGTGATTTATCTAGGAGATATAAAACCGTCGCAGAACAAGGAACAAAAAATTGTCAATTTGTAAATTAATTATAAAAGACGAAGTTAATATCAAAATAGATGGGCTCGCTGTTGAGACCAGAAGAAAAATCGTCAATCAATTAAAATTTGATCTACCCTATGCAAGACATATGCCGGCTTATAAATTAGGCAGATGGGATGGAACTAAAACATTTTTCGGAATAGGCGGAACTGGTTATTTGGCACATCTTGATGTTATACTTCCTATCATTGAGGATTCAGGTTACGAAATAGAAGTTGAAGATCTTAGACAACATAAATCTTTAAAATTCCCCACTATCGGCGAAAATTATTGGGCCAACCAAGGTAAGACTTGGCCCAAAGGCCATCCCGAAGCGGGCAAGCCAATCGTGTTGCGTGATTATCAATATGACGTTGTTAATAAATTCTTAGAGAATCCACAGAGCCTACAAGAGGTAGCCACTGGTGCTGGTAAAACTATCACTACAGCAACATTGTCTCATCTTTGCGAACCTTATGGTCGAACTATGGTCATTGTGCCAAACAAAAGTCTTGTTGTGCAGACTGAAGAAGATTATCGAAATCTAGGATTAGATGTCGGTGTATATTTTGGAGACCGAAAAGAATTAAACAAGACGCATACCATATGCACATGGCAAAGCCTTAATGTATTAGAAAAGAAAAGTCACGATTCAGATTCGTTGACCCTGGCAGAATTTTGTGAGGGCGTGTGTGCTATTATTATTGACGAAGTTCATCAGGCCAAAGCAGACGTGTTGATGAGATTAGCAACACTAAACTTTAGAAACTGTGCTATACGTTGGGGATTAACTGGGACGATTCCTAAAGAAAAATGGGAATTTCAAAGCCTATTAGCCAGTATCGGTCCTGTTATCAATCAGGTATCGGCACACGATCTTCAACAGAAGGATGTCTTAGCAAAGTTAGATATACAGATATTGCAGACCAACGATATTGAAGTTTTTAGAAGTTATGCAGAAGAATATACATGGTTAGTTACAGATGATAAAAGATTAGATTGGATATCTGACAAAATTAAAAATATATCAGTATCGGGAAATACGTTGGTGTTGGTTAACCGAATCGACACAGGAAATAAACTTATCAAGAAATTACCAGATGCTGTTTTTATTTCGGGTGCTGTTAAACTAGACGACAGGAAAGAAGAATATGATGAAATTAAAACAAGTAATGATAAGATTATTGTGGCGACTTACGGTGTGGCCGCTGTGGGTATTAATATTCCAAGGATTTTTAATCTGGTTCTTATTGAGCCCGGAAAGAGCTTTGTCCGCGTTATCCAGAGCATTGGCCGAGGCATTAGAAAAGCAGAAGACAAGGACTTCGTCCAAATCTGGGACATTACCAGCACCTGCAAGTATGCCAAAAGACATCTCACTGAGCGTAAAAAATATTACAAAGAGGCCAAATACCCCTTTACATTAACCAAGGTTAATACATGAGCGAAAGAAAAATAAGAGAATGGGCATATCCTTTCTTAAAAAATAAGAGAACATATATCGATATAGGTGCTTACATCGGCGAGACGTCTCTCCCTTTTTTAGATGAATTTGAAACCGTGATAGCCTTTGAACCTAATCCGAATAGTTTTAATATATTAAAAGAAAATAAAAAAATAAAAACGTATAACTTTGCATTAGGAAAAGAAGATCACAAAACTAATTTAATTATTCCAACCGGCCAACCTGCATCCGACGGATCTATAGCTGTTAGAAGAAATTTAAATTGGATCGGTGAAACTATTGAAGTCGATGTTAAGAGATTAGACGACTTTAATTTCACTAATGTTGATTTTATAAAGATAGATGTAGAACAAGGTGAACAAGAAGTTATAATGGGTTCGTTGGAAACTATTAAAAAATACGAGCCTGTGATTATGTTCGAGAATAAAAGAAACGAAAACGATATTATCATTCTTTGGCTTCAAACTTTAGGTTATACTTTAATAAAGCACAAAAGTGATACAGTAGCATTCAAGGAAAAAAACGATGAAAATTTTAACACTTAACAATACAGCATTTGATTTAAATGATTTACCGGAAGAAGTAGACGAAGATACTAGATTTAGCGTATTAGATAATTCTAATCCAGCAGAACCTGATTTCTTTTTTATGCCTTTAATCTTCCTTGAGTCGTTTAATAGTCCTGCTATTCTATTAAATATCGGAGGACACGAAGTTCAAATGCCTTTAGATTGGTGTATGGTAGTAGGGGACAAAGATTGCGGATTAGATCCCGAAGTTCTTCCATTAACGAGTATTAATGAACGAGGGTTTGATGCTCTGCTGTTTAATCCTATTAAAGGATTCAAAGCCGACTATGCTCCAATTGAAATTGTAAACATTTATCAAGATGTCAGATGGTATTTTCCTAAAATGAAGAATGGGCAGTTGTTGACTGTTCCGTTAACCGACGGTGAAAATCCCCCATGTGCATTTTTTGTAAAAGAAATTAGTCGTCAGAGCGAAGTTTTACAACTACATAAACTAGTCTAATGCCACTAGACAGCCTAATGTGGAATAATGAAGATTTCAAACGTCGCTGTATCGGCTGGGAATTAAAATTCAGTATTTGGCCTCGACGTTGTTTCTATACAGGTAAATATCTTTGGTTAAAAACGGCTTATCTTGGAGTTGGCATGATATGCGGCCCGGGAGAACCTGTATTTGAATATCGCTGGTGCGAAAAACATCAATACTTATTTTTAAAAATTAAAGGAATAATATGAAAGCGGGTAAAGTTTGGGGACAGACAGAATTATTAGAAGCCAACGGTGTTTTAGAATTTCATCGTATCGAAGCCAAGAAAGGCGGTGTCTGTTCAAAGCATAAACACAAGTATAAATGGAACGGATTTTTTGTTGAAAAAGGAGAAATGATTATTCGAGTATGGAAGAATAATTATGATCTAGTCGACGAAACACTATTAAAGGCAGGACAATATACAAAAGTTGCTCCTGGAGAATACCATCAGTTTGAAGCCGTTACAGATTGTATTGCTTTTGAATTATATTGGGCAGAGTTCGATCACGACGATATCGAAAGAGAAACTGTTGGATTTTCAAAATAATTAATTTTGTTCTAAAATCTCTTTGACTTTGTCTGGATAATCGGTGCATATTCCGAATACAATCGACGAAGGAAAATTTCCGTCAGCATCCATCCAACAAGCGATGCTCTTTCTTCCTAGATCTTTTCCTTCGTAGGTCCACACAAATCCCTTACTAGTAATTGTTCGATCGTCTTCTTGATGCCAAAAACAATGTATGTCGTTGTTCAGCATAAATTCTAAAGCTTCTAGATTTTTTGCATGACACCACAGATGTTTATTTTTTAAAAAATCTAATTCTACTTGGTGTTGACCGTAATCATGTCCTAACAGTATTCTATTGTCGATTAGCCAAACATCGATCTCAACATCATAACCTTGATCGATCGCTTCTAAAATATAAGAAGGATTATTTTCAGATCCTTTATTAGGACCGGCTATGTTTCCTCTATGGCTGATTATTCTCATAATATAATATATCCTTTACCTGATAAATCTTCAATGTCACCTTCGAAATAGGGATAAAAAATAAAACTAGGTATAGCACTATGCTTTGGTGGATTTTTAAATAGGCTTTTTTCCCACCTCTGAGAATCAATGCCGGGCCATTTAAGACTAAAAATATTTCCGCTATGTTGCATATATCTAGGCGTTGATCTATCGTCAGATGCTCTTTTTACCACTTCTTCAGTTGGATTCCAAACCCTTCTATGATGGTGATCATTTATAGATACTTTGTCTTTATGATACAACCATGCTCTTAATAAAAAATCACCTTCATAATACCCTAAGGTGCACATCCTTTCGTCAAACAATCCTATTTTTTTAATAGCATTAGGTAATATACTAATGAAACAATCGCCCCAACTACATTGATATAAATCGTATTGTTTGTGAATTTTTCTTAAAGTTTTATACCATCCCGGTTCCCATACCGCATCGTCTTGACAGAGTATTATTTGATTGCATTGGGGTTCGTTAAGATTTTTAAATCCAAGAACTAGTGCTTGATTCCAATCTCTAGCTGGAGTTCCGCAACCCCAATCTGCACGAAGTGATTGATTATGAACAATAACTCTGTTTTTAAATTCCTCTGGGACTTCAAAAATAGTTGAATGATTATTAATTATGTTAACTTCAATTTCATCAAACGGAGCATTACTGCTAAAAAGAGAAGTTAAATTATTTTTTAAATCTTCTGGTGCTTTATATGTTAAAATAAAAATTTTTATATTTTTTTCCATGCAAAGCCTATTCCGTAATCATTTATAATATCAGCACAAGCATTACTCATAACATTCCATTTATCTTGATTTAAATTATTAATAAAAAAATGTGGACCAGGATGATACGCTGTGTCATGAAATCCAACAACTCCTGTATCGCTTAATAATTTTGTATATTCCCACTCCGCTAGCACTTGATTTATACTATGCCATCCGTCGATGAATAAAAAATCAATTCTATCAACACCCATGCTGTTTAATTTTTCCATAACAACATCTATATGTTCGCTGCGTGTTTGAATGGTGTTTATGTTTAAATCTATATTGTTGAGATATGTCTTATCTTCAATATCTATTCCTAGATAATGTGTATCATCTCTTTTGTTATTAAGAAAGATTGATGTGCTAGTATTGTTAAACCTTTTACTTCTGCTAACTCCAATTTCGACAATGCATCGACAGTTTTCTTTAATGGATAAAAATCTAGGTAATAGGCTCATTTGATTATGAACACTAAAATCTTCTAAATCTCGTGACCTTGACGGAAACATCGGTAAACCTGTTTCTTCAAAACAAAATCGTTTATCGACAAATGGCCAATCGAGATCGTCTCTATAATCGTTGAACCTAATATCTTTAACTAGATCTTCTTCCCATTTCATTGAATCAATCCCCATTTTTTAATAGCAATATCGTATTCCTCTCCACCAATGCCGTCTACCGCTTGTCTCATAGCGGTAGCTCCTGCTTTCGTTCCTCCCGGATGCCCGTGAACGGAACCTCCTGCATTGGCAAGATAGTCTATACCTGCTATTTCTGTTACTTTATTAACTAACCCCGGATGCATTCCACAACTCAGTGCAGGAACTGTGTTACCTTTAGTTAAAATTTCTATACAGGTTTTAATCTCTTCGGGATCATCATTGCTATAGCCGCCAACCATACCTGTTTGAATAGTATCTGCTCCGCTTAGAGTAGCTAGTTGGCACATTACCGGCCAACTAATGCTAAATCTATGAGATTTGTCAGTGGTTACTTTCGCACCACTGCTCTGATAATGTAGATACAGCGGTAGATCTAACTTTCGAATACTATTGTATGCACCAAATCCGCTGAATACATTAATATGAACTCCTGTTCCGCCTAGCTCATGAACACGTTTAACACGATCTACTAAAATATGTGGATCACAATTGATCGTATGACAGAATACAATTTTTCGACTTTGTTTTGCTAGATAGTTA